GAGCAGGCCACAGGACGGCCTGAAATCGGGCGCTCAGGAGTAAGCAGAGCACAGCGGAATCCGTAATCAGGAGCGGAACGGCTCAGGAGAAAATGAAGCTGTGATGAGTTTCACAAACTGGACTAGCCGACAGGGGTAAACGTGCACGTAGACGTACCAATAAGGCGCATACACGCATGCCACGAGAAAATAGGATGATAGAGGTAGGTTCGCCCACGAGAGGCATGCTGACGGAGCCTCGACGGAATCCGTAAAATCGCATACACGCACGCAAATCGACAGAATGACCCGCAGTACCTCTAAAAGCAGAATGCGCGTATGGGCTTGTATGGTACCTCTACGGCTAAATCACCCTTTGGGAAATTTCGGGTTTTGCGCTCCTGAACGGGTAGGGAATGCCCAGGAATCAGCCTAGGGCGAGCGCTGACGTGGGCCCGTAATCAGCCCCTGAACCACGCCTGGCCCGCCCCAAAACGCGCCCGACCGCGCGCCCGCGCGAGCTTGCTTTTCTACCTTTGGCTATACCTTTGGCTAGGTAAAGTATAAAAACCGCCGCCCCCCCGAGCGCGGCAGCAAGCTCTCCAGTGACACGATCAGGACTGATTCTGAAGAGAATCTGGCCTGACGCGAACATGCAAGAGCTTGTTGCAGTGGGCATGAGGTGCTCAATGTGCCTCATGCACACCGTCCTGGTTCCTGGTTCCTGGGCTTTGTTCCCTCGGGCTCCTGGCTTCTATCCGGGCTGCTGTGTCTTTGGCTCCTTGCCCTGTGCCCTGCGGCTTGGTTCCTGTGCCTTGGTTCCTTCTGCGTCCGTCCTTCCTGCTCTTTCCTGTGCCCTTCTGCTCCTTCCGGCTGTTCCTTCAAATCCTTTCTTTCAGGGGGTATGGCTTAGCTTCTTGTTCTTTTCAGGTGGGGTACCTCTGCCAATCTGGTTGCGACAAAAGGGGTTCTGGGGTATTTTGGGCTTTGGGGTGGGATCTGGTAGCCGTAATGGGTAGGCATTACCGTGGTAATGGGTAGTAACGTTACGGTAATGCTCCAGCCCATTACTGACTCACCCACACCCCCCTTTAGGGGGGGTGAGGCAGGGTAATGGTAATGGTAATGGTAGGGGGAGTAATGGATAGAGAGGATCGGCGGGAGTTATTTCTGGTGGCGTTGGGTGAGTGGGGGACGATCCACAAGGCGTGTAGTGTGGTTGGTATAACGCGGCGTACGTATCGGACGTGGGTATCTGAGGATCCTGAGTTTTCGGGGCGTGTGGATTCGGCGAAGGTTGATTTCGGGGAGAGCCTGGAGGATATCGCGTTAGACCGGATCAAGAACCCGGACAAGGGGAAGGGATCGGACATATTGTTGATAGGGTTATTGAATGCGAATCTGCCGCACAAGTATCGGCCTGCGGCTGCGATGGATCATGATTCGGCCAAGGAGCTTATCGTTGAGTGGCGTAAGGCGGTGAAGCAGGTGAAGGTGGATGTTGGGCCTAGTGAGGCGGAGTTGCCTGCGCCGATAGAGCGGACGTTGGCTGAGATATTGGAGAAGCGGAGTAATACTGCTGAGAAGGTAGAAGAGCAAGAAGGAGATTGATCATGGCTATGATGCCGCCGCGTGGAGCGCGTCCTCCGGGGCCGGGTGGTCCGATGGGGCCAGGTGGGCCTCCGGGTGCAGGTAGGCCGCCGGGGCCTGGCGGGCCTGGTGGAGGGCCGATGCAGGATCCTCGATTCGAGGCGGCCTTGGTTATGACGTTGCCGATGATCCAGAGCATCATGGAGACACTCAGCCCGGAGGATGTGCAGCGGGTGCTTGGTGGTGGTGGTGGGCCTGGAGGGCCTAGGCCGGGTGGAGCGCCTAGAGGAGCGCCTAGAGGTGGGCCTGGCCCGGTGCGTCCGCCGCAAGCGCCGCCTGGTAGGGCGGCGGGCAGGGCTGCTCCGAGGGCTTCGGCCCCCAGGGCTACTCGGGGGGCTGCGGCCCCGGTCAGGCGGGCACCTGCGGCAGGGGGTGGTGGAAGACCGGCCCCGAGGGTTGCTCCGAAGCCCCCACCGCGTCGGCGGTAGAGTTCAGGGCAGCGTTGCCTCGTGACACGACGATCTGGATCAAGCTGGCACAGTTGCCGTTACCGGAAGAATCGGTGGGTGCGTGTAGGAATGTGAAGTTCTGTCGGCATCGCAAGGTGTTATTGGGGAATGGTTATTGCGTGGAGTGTTGGGATAAGGGTTATCCGCATGACAGGAAGGTGGCTGTAGGGGTGCACAAGCGATGACGATGCTGGAGAAGGGGCCTGTTTTACGTGATTACCTCTTTGCGAAGGTGGATTTCGAGCCCACTGAGGAGCAGAGGGTCATCCTCGACTCCAAGTATCGGTTCAATCTTGTGGCAGGTGGAGAGCAGGCGGGTAAATCTCTTGTGGCCTCGAAATATCTCCTCGGGAAGTTCGCGGAAACGGACAGATCCGGGCTGTACTGGCTGGTGGCGGCGGATTATGAGCGTACCAGGGCGGAATTTGAGTACCTGGTACAGGATTTTGCGACGCTGGGGGTCTTGAAGGAGGCTTCCAAGCGCGTTGACCCCGGTCACCTGACGCTGGCGGACGGAACGAGGATAGAGACGAAGTCCGCGAAGGATCCGAGGACGCTGGCGATGCGCGCGCCCGATGGGATATTGGGGTGCGAGGCGTCGCAGTTGGATATGGAGACGTTCTTCAGGCTCCGGGGCCGCTGTGCGCCGAAACGGGGGTGGATGTTCCTCTCCGGGACGTTCGAGGGCAGCCTCAGGTGGTATCCCCAGATGTTCACGGCATGGGCATCGGGTGCGGAGCCGGAAGCCAGGGCCTACAGCCTGCCCAGCTACACGAATATCCATCTCTATCCCGGTGGGATAGACGACCCGGAGATACAGAAGCTCCGGGAAGTGTCCAGTGATGATTTCTACATGGAACGGATCGAGGGGAAGCCGTCTCCGCCGAAGGGGTTGGTGTTCACCGAGTTCCGACCGGACATGCATATCAGTGAGATTGACTATGAGGAAGGGGAACCGGTTCATCTCTGGATGGATCCGGGCTATGCGGGCGGCTATGCCGTGGAAGTGGTTCAGGTCAAGGGCGAGCAACTCTGCGTCATCGACGAGATCTACGAACAGGGACTCGTCACCGACGACATCATCGATATCGCAAAGTCGAAAGAGTGGTGGCCCGACGTTAAGTTCGGAGTCATCGACATCGCAGGCACGCAACACCAAGCGATGGCAGCGCCGACGGAAGTATGGCTCAAGCAGACCGGACTCTTCCTCTCCTCCCAGAAGGTGAGGATCAACGAGGGGACGGAGCGGCTCAAGGGCTGGCTGAAGATAAATCCGAAGACCCACGCCCCCCGTATCGTGTTCTCACCGAAGTGTCATGGCATACTCTCGGAGTTCGGCATGGCGCCCAACCCGTTCGACGGCCAGACCAAGGCGTACCGCTGGAAGACCGACCGCGAAGGGAATATCGTTGGCGACGTGCCGGAGGATAAGTACAATCACGGCATCAAAGCCGTGATCTACGGGCTTATCGACCGGTTCGGATATGGATACATGGATCACCACGACCGTATCCGCGTGAGAAGGTGGATATAGATGGCACGACGCAAGCCCGAAGACATCATCGCCTTGGTGGACGCCCACTACAACGCCACCGAGCCGCTGCGCCAGCGCATGGAAGACGACCACGCTATCTACCGGCTCACGCCCTACGACGCGGGCGAGGGCTATCAGTCCTACACGTCGAACGAGCCGCAGACCTTCGCCGACAAGGTGATGGGCTGGGTATCGAACGCCGAGATGACGGTGCGTATCCCCCATGGCGGGAGCGACCGCAAGCTCCGCGAGAAGAACGACCTGAAGGAACGGTTCCTCATCGGCGTGCTCAGATCCGCAGACGAGCGCCTGTGCAACATGATGCTGCCACCCCTCAGAGACCAACTGGCATGGTATTCCACGCTCAGAGGGTGGTACGCAGGCCGCGCACTCCTCGCCAAGCGCGACGACGGCTCGACCTACGTGGACATCACTCCATGGGATCCACTGAACACGTACTGGGAGACAGGGGCCGACGGTCTGGAGTGGGCCTGCTACAAGGTCGCGAAGACCAAGGCACAGATCCAGACCCAGTACCGCATCAAGCTCGACGACATGAACGACCGCGACGGCGAAGGCGTGGTGGTCTACGACTTCTACGACAAAGAGATGAATACCATCATCGTTCACAACGGGAGGATGGATAGACCCGTCTTCCGCAGTGTGAAGCGGCAGTTGAAGCA